ATCTAAAAGCTATAAATGGGTTAGAACCTATACCATTATACTCTTCGTTGAGTATAAGTTTCTTATCACCCATCTCTATAACCATATAGCTATAGCGTTCTTCATTAGGTCTGTCATATAATTTGCAGGATACCTCTAGTATCTTACATTTACTATCAGGGTATTTTTGTATCTTGTCTAATGTTTGTTCAGTAAAAGAACCTCTTGGATATGCAATAGGTAAGTCACTAAACTTTAATTCTCTTTCTCTATAAACATGATCAACTCTACCATCAGGGCCTACATCCAATACAACATGAGGTAATGGTATAGAATGAAAACGTATTGGGTTTACAGCATCACCCTCAGTAACAGCAAGCACAGCAGTACCAAGAGCTAGGTCTATAAAACATTCATGAATCTCTTGAGCAAAGTTAGATGTCTGTATTATTTCAAATACATAATTTGTAACTTCATCAAGCTTATTATTAATCTCATCAGCTTCTTCCGGTGGAACTTCGCCACCTGCTACAAAGTCTGCCCATCTAGCAAAGTTAGGAACTAAGCCTGACTGTAGTCGTGATGCAAATTCCTGTACACCAACAACAGCAGTCTCATCAAAGATGCGATCATCTCGTCTTTGACCGGGAGTATAATTCTTAAACCCCTGTCTTTGTGGCAAACAATACTCAAAGATTTCATCGTAGAGTTCTTCAAACTCACGTCTGATAGTCTTGGCCTTTTCGTATTTTGCCATAAAGCCTTGGGCTATATCATGCATTATGAATACCTGTTATAAAAACCTACGCCACCACCTGAGCCAGTTAGCAACGATCTTCTTCCTGTACCTTTACGTCTTCTTGAAACAGTTTCCTCTAAAGCTTCTTGCTTCATTTCAGCAGTCTTTGTCTGCTCTTTAGCTTTTTCAGATTCTCTTTCTTTTTCCAATTCAGGATCAGGTGCAGGTGTTTTTGAGCCACCACCGGGTAAACACATGTTAATCTCCTTTTCTTTTAGCCATACCTATTAAATAAATATTACACAACGCACAAATGTTATAGCCTTGACCATAGACCTTGTCTTCTTTTTTGTTTTGGTTGCCGTGTAAATACATCAAAGTCTCTTCTAGCATTGAATGCTTGTATAGTTTTAAACTGACCCATCACTTGCCTGCCCTCACCTGACCCAAGCATTAGATACTGCAATGCATCATGTATATGAGAGAACCTGTCTTTAGCAGGCTTGTCTTCATATCTCTCACCTGATACTTGCATTCTTCTATAGTGATAGCCACCCTCAAAGCCTTTTATTAATTCCTTACATCTGAAATCTATTAACACTCCTGATTGCCCATCAACCATTCTTTGTAATGGCCCTGACACAGATTCCAATCTCAAAGCTACATCATTACTATGAGTTGGTCTAGCCTTTAGTCCTGCACCTCTTAATATTTGAAAAGGTGTAGACTCATCAGTCTGTGCCCTAAAGTCACCTGCAGGATCACCAAATATATTAACTTCACAGTTAGCGTAACGCAAAGCTATCTCTGATCTTAACAACTCAGCAAACCTAACAATACCCATATCAAAGGCAACTATCTCCTGCAATATAAGCCAACGACCTCTAACCTTTTGACCAAAGACTGCAGCAGGTGTCAATCCGAAATCTAATCCAATAAATAAAGGCAACCCATCAGCCACAGGTATCTCTTCTTTAGCTACATGCACATCAGTTCTAAACATATTGTATACTGGTTTGCCGTCTTGAATATGACCTAATCTATTCATTACATATACATCTATCCAACTCTTAGTCTTACCCTGTATCAAGTTAGGATAGTAACTCTGCATCATGTTCTTTTTATTTTCAGCTAACGGATTAGGATTATATTTTTGAACTAATCCCTCCTCATCTTTTTCCTCAATCATAGCTGATGGTTGTGTATAGAACTTCCAGTTGTCAGGTTTCACTAGCATCCTAGATTCTTCAGAACTTATATGATCGGGTATAGGAACTTCACCTGCCATGATCGGCCACCAGTGATCTTCTTCCGGTGCGTTAGTATCTGCAATCACACCTGTCCAAGTAGGCCCTCCATCTCTCATAGAGGGATATCTACCCACACGCATAGTACATGCATCAATAATTGACTTGGGAATCTCCCTAGCTTCATTAATCCATATGCCAGTTAGTTCTAATGAGAGGAGTTTCTTAACGTCTTCAGGTCTGTCGAGTGCAAGGAATATAACTTCCAACTCCAAGTCACTCTTGGTAATTTTGTGCGTATATGGAACTGACCAAGAAAACCTACCCCAATCTTCTTCCGGAAACCAATCCAACCAAGTCTTAATCGTGGTAGTGCGAAGCTGAGGATTTGTGTTTCTGATGATAGCCCACCGGCTTTTACGTTTGCCATCTGGTGATTTCTCCTGCATTAATGCTCTTCTGAATACTTCTACAGAACAAGCTACTGATTTACCTGACCCTACTGGCCCTCGGATTCCCCTAAAAAAAGTATCATCTTTCATAAAAGACTTAGCTACTTCTCCATCAGGTTTATATTTAAAGTTCACCAACTTTCATATCCTTGCCAACTTTCATTAGCTTTTCTACCACCTCAGGAGCTATAGTTGCAATCATTTTATCTGCTTCATAATCTGTACAGAATTGATCAGGGTAATGTTTGAAGTGTACTTTCTTCACAACTATACGAAGTATATCTCTTTCTTCTTTCTTTAATGTATGTAAGAAGCTCATTTACTTTCCTTTTAACAATGATTTGCTTCTTTGTTTTGCAGCTTTAATAGCACTCTGTAAATCACTATGCACACTTGTTGCTTTTATTTTTTTATCTTCAATCAGTTTTCTAATTTGATCTTCTTCTAACAACTTACCATTTTGCAAAGATGGTGCATTGTAATATTTATCCCCTATCTTTACAGTAACAGATTTTTCTGAAATTAATTCACCATTCATTTTATAAACAGGTCTACCTGCTGTAGTTTTTTTATCAGTTTTTAATAATGTATTTTTTTTCATTCGGTAATCCTATGAATAAGATCGATAACTTCTCGTTTTTGCTGCGATCTTTTTGGGCTGTTTAGATACTTGTCTACCTGCTCTAATTGCTTTTCGTTTAAGAGCCGAAGAGGCTGCGTATTCACTGGCAGATAAAGCTTTAATTGCTTTCTCAGGTAGATAACGTTCACCAGTTGCTTTCGACCCTTGTGTACTAGGTTTGCCTGATTTCGTTCTCCACTTCTGCCTAGTCCAAGCACGTAACGATCTCTGTGATTTCTTTAAAGCCATTAAGAAGTATAACCCCCACCTTTAGCTTTATATTGTTTAGCTAACATTTGTGCCTTACGAGCAGACCATTGTCCGGGTTTACCACCCTTACCACTAGCCTTTATCCTGCGAAAGATTGCCTTTCTCATTGAAGGCTTAGTATAATTTCCTGCAGCATTAACTGCCATTTACTTTTTCTTCTTCATAATTTTTTTCTGTAAAGCAGTAGGCAATGTCTTTTGCTTTGCAGTAAGCATGCTCTTCTTCTTTGGTGGTCTTCCTTTAGTTGTTCCATAAGTTCCTTTACCCATAGGCATTATGCTCTCTCCTTTTTAGCTTTGTTTCTACGTGATATTGCCCTACCCTTTTTAATAGCATCAGCCTTTGAGGATGCACCCCAAGCCTTTAATGATAATAATAATCTAGTAGGTTTGCCCTTGCTATCTCTCTCAGGCCCTTTGGCTGCTCCCATCCTTTGTAAGAAAGAAGCACGTCTTGGATTGTCACCACTCTTAACTGGTGCCTTTAATGTTCCTTGTTTATAAGAAGCCCTACCCTTTGCGTTTAATCCACCCTCAGGGTTCTTGCCTTCTTTACGTGTCCATGCCGGTGTTGCCATAGTTTATTTATCTCCTATGTTGTTTGATGGCTCAATGCACAAACGAGCCTTGAGAGCAAATAATGTTTGTATGAGTCCCCTGCCATGGTGGGGTGTCGCAGTTTTTACCCCCCTACCCCTCACCTAGGTCTATGGAAACACGAATCTCCCCTGCGTGGAGATGCATTTGCTTGTCGGGAGCTTTAAAGCCTGCCCTGTCCAGTATGTCTTTACTAGCTTCTAACTGCACGTACTCACTCTTCGCTCCCTTGGCCAATGCCAATACCCTTTGACTGGCTATCGTAGCACTCAATCCTATACTCTCTGTTATCCGTGACATCATATACTGCTGTACATGTGGTAGCCTCAAAGTCTTACTGGCTGTCACTCTACCACTCTCACCTTCTGCATATCCTGCAAGCTGAGATGCTTCTTTCACACTACATCCATTTGCTACGATGGTATCAACTAAGGCCATTTGTTTCTTCGTTAACTTACGTTCTGTTATCATAGAGAATCCCCCCCTGTAATCCCCCC